CTCTGTGTTTACATGGTTTATTTTTAACCTGTGAGCGTATTGTTCTGCCTTTTTTAAAATGGTGGTTTCTAACTCTCTTATTTGAGTTTCTAATCCTTTTTCTTCTGCTTGGTATTTCATATCTTTATTTTATTATTTTCACCACATATAAACCATCCAATAGAAACCATTATTATCTGAATTGTACCAAATAATATAATAATTATTAAGTTGAAAAATGTATAATAATGTTCTTTTTCCCAACAGCGTCTAAACACATCAATCATGTGGTTAGCCTGTCCTTGCTCCTGTTCAGTTATTTGTTGCAATGCTGTTTGATATTCAAACGTATTTGGGTCCATGTGCTTTATTTCTTGTAGCCTAACACGAAGACTATTTAATGCTTTTAAATTTTCTGTGAAATCTTCATTTGGAGTATCAAAAATAATAGCAGAATTAACACCATAAAGATTGGATTTTATTAGTGAATTATAATACTTTTCAATATATTCTGACTTTTGCTCTATTGTTGATGCTTTATCGGCTAAATCCCAATAGCTTTCGATTTCAACACTATATTTATTATGAACATAGATATGCCCAATTAAACGACATGATGCAAACACTATGCCTGCTATCATTAAAATTATTCCTGTTTTTTTCATAATTGTTTTTTTTTGTAAAGGTATATATTATTTTAATAGGTAAATGTTAAATTTTTCATTATATATTCCCCCCATTGTTCCGCCATAGCTTTTGCAATTCCTGGAAATGTTTTACTTCTTAACGTTCTTCTTTGTTCAGGTGTTTTAGCTTCTTGTAAGGCTTTATAATACCACATTGGCATCCTTTTCTTTTCTCCTTTTTTGCTTATAAATTCAAAAAACTCACCTTTATCTACTATATCGATAGGAATTAATTTTGGTAATCCTTTTAACCATAAACAAGTGCTTTTTTGTGCCTTATCTCCAAACTGCCAAGGTTGAATAATTTGATCTGGTTTTCTATAAACACCACTCATTATACCTATTGGGTTCTCTATTGCTATTTTATCACAATTTGCATTTACAAATTTCATAAAAAAATCTATTGATTTTTTCTGACTACCATCTGCTTTTTTGCGTTCAAAGTGCCTAGCTCCGCTTACGGCTAAATCTGTACACGGAGGGAATGCAATTATTAAATCCCATCCTTTGTCAATCACTTCAAAAACATCTTGTTGATAATGCCATTCGGGATGCCCTCCGCTACAAGGAAGCAAATCACAACTAAATGCTTCGTGTCCTAATTTTCTAAATTCTTTTGTTACTGCTTGGCTTTCTTCACAAGCTACTAATATATTTTTCATATCGGTTCTTTATTCATTAATTGACATTCTTTAAAATAGTACTTCAAAACGGTAAATCATTCATTTCTTTATTTGTCACTATGCCTTTTAAAAAGTCCTCATTTTGTGGCAATTCATTTTGTTTACCCATTTCTACATTTAACCAACTTTCATAGTCTGGGTTTCCTTTATAGTACCTTCCGTTAAATTTATCCCATGCAAAGTGAACGCATCCAGTTTGTCCCCAATGTTTGAACTTTACTTTCTGGACATATACCTCACTCATTCCTGTTTGGTAATTCCTATACACGGTTATTCCGTTTGCTGTCTTATTATAGAAATTTGCAGAGCCAGAAATACTATAAAGATTAGGTATATCAAATAAACCCGTGTTCTTATCCTTTGTTATTTTAGTTGGATGTGCTACTAAAAAACAATGTACTTTATTTCTTTCACAAAACATTACTATCTTATCTAACTGTTGGCTTATGTACTTTGTTTCCGACTCTGTATAATGATGATCTAATTTGTTCCAAGCATCTATTACAAAAGCCTTAACCCCCTTCTTTCTAATTAAGCTTTTAACACTGCTCAATATATTATCAAGTGTAAAATCTTCACTGGGATTAATAAAAAAGAAGTTATTTGAGTGATATTCAATCATGCTATTAAGTTCAATAGTACTCATTTTTTTATATCCTTCAAATGGCTTTCCTATAATCTTTTCAGCAAACTTACTAAAATGTAATTCTAATGGGTGGTTTTCAGGACTATACAAAGCAGACTTCCAACCATGTAAAACGTTTAACTTACAAAGTATAAAGTCTAAAAACTCACTTTTACCGTGTCCAGGTATTCCTGTTATTGTAGTTAAATACCCTGTTTGAAACCTTAAAAACATATCAAACTCTTCCAATCCAATACCATCACCTTTAGGCAATCCGTTATTGTAAAAGTCGTAAATTTGATCTTCAATATCAATAGCATTAAAAACACCCTCAATAGGGAACTCTTTTTTATCCTGCATTGATTCTATTATTCCTTGTATTCCGTATTTAATTAAGCACTCATTCGCATCCTTACAATCTTTAAAACGTACATACATACAATTCTCAAAACCTAAACGCCTTGCTAATTCATTCTGAAGGTTTAGTCCTGCTTGGTCATTATCTAAAGCTAATATGAACTTGTTATCTTCTGTGAAAAAATCAATAGAGTTATCCAAGTACTGAAGGTTATTCTTATTCAAATTAGCCCCGTTTGGCACACTAATAACATTATCATAACCAGCTTCACTCATTGCTAAGGCATCCATTTCACCCTCAACTATTATAATAGTTTTGTTATCAATTGCACAATCTAGGTTATAAAATATTAACTCAGCATCCTTGTAAAGCTTGAATGACTTATTAGCTCCCCTATATTTAACATTTATAAGTTCACCGTTTCTAAAATAATTAAAATTTATAGTAGGTACTTCTTTACCGAATTGTGGCATAAATTCCCTGCCGTGTGTAACTTTAAATTTTAAAAGCGTTTTTTCGCTAATTTTACGCTCATTAAAGAACTTTTGAACACTAAGTGGATAGTTAGTATCACTTTTAAATAAAGGTCGCTTATATTCAATTTCTGTGTGTTTTTTTACAAATTCCTTTTTTTCTACCAAAACTACTCCACAGTGGTTGCATCTACCAGCACCCTTCATTAAGTTGAAACTGAAGCATTTATCTGTTTTTTTCTTGCGAGTATGGCTACATACTGGGCATATCATTTGGTTTTCACCGTTCTTTGTAACTGTGATTTCAAACTCTTTTTTTGTATTTAAATCAATAACTACCATTAGTAAACCATCTTTGTGTTATTTGAATTACTACCATCTTTAATGTAAGGCAATGTGTTTAAAAGTGCTGACTTCCAATTCTTTATCTTAACACCATTACCATTAACCCAATTATTTTCTACCCAACTATCGTATTTTAGTTTCAATGTCTGCTCACATACAGTCGGTTTCTTAGAGGTAGCATATTCTAAAAAATCAATCCAAGCGGGTATTTGTATATTTTTACTTTGTATTTCTTTACTTTGTTTATGTTTACTTTGTAAGTTAGTATTTAGTAGTTGCGGGTTTGCGGCAAACGGCTTACCCGTATACGGTATTTCCGTTAACGGGTTTTCTGTATTCGGTTCACCATTGTACGGTTTGTCATAAACGATATGCTCATATTCAAATTTACCATTATCTAAATGCTTTTTAACAGAAATAAGATACCCTTTATTAAGCAATTCTTTAAAATAACGATCTAATTTTTCTCTTCCTATTCCAAGTTTATCGTGTATTGTAGTTTTATAAATAACCCAATCATGTGGTAAACTTAAAAAATAAGAAAGCAAACCAATTGCACCTAAACTTAATCCAGAGTTAAAAACTTCATTAGGAATCACAGTATAATTACTTGCGTGTTTTGATTTAATTATAGCCATTACTTTATAACTTCTAGGTTCATTAATTTTTTAATATTAGTAGGATTTGAAAAAGTAATTACAATGTAACTACCTGATTCGTGTAAGCATAAATAAGGCTTAAATTCTTTTGGCGTATTATTGTATTCCAATAAAGCCGAGTATAATGATTTCATTTTAAAAAAGAAACCCTACACCCTTTGAGTTTGCAGCCTCTCGGGGAATAGGGTTATAATAACTTGTTAGTTTTAATTGTAGCTGCAACTACCTAACTGATGTAAAGTTAATACTTATTTGCTTACTTTTGAAACTTTCTTTTTATTTTTATTAACAGGTTTATTAACAATCTCCCAGCTTTTAAATCTGTTTCCTTTTTTATCTACACACCAATATCCTACTATATTGTATTTTTCTTTTAAAGGTCTCATAAGTACATGAGTGTTTAATGACCCACATCCTGTTAATCTTTTTGTTTCCTTGTAAACAGTTGAGCCAGTAACTAATTGATTGTTTAATAACATACTTTCAAGTACGTCGGTTTGGGTTAGTTTTTTAGTTGTTTTCATGTTGTTTGATTTTTGTTTTATAATAGTTTATTTTTTCTAAAATTTCAGGAATTGTTAACTTGTTTGATTGTTGACTTTTAAAATGCAGGTCTTCAAATCTTTCCCAGCCTATTTTTTTAGGTAGCCTATAAGCGTAATTCGTAGTATTTCCATGAAGTTCGGTGTTACACCTAATACAACTTACGTGAACATTATCTTCATCAAACCTAAGCGAAGGATGCGCACCAACAGAAAAGAAGTGAGAAGCATGACCATTATCAACTTTACACCCACAACTTATGCAAGGTAACCCCTTATCCCTAATTCTTATCCACTTATTAAAAACGACCTGTAAAACGTTTAAATAATCCTTATGCGTTTTTAAATCTTTCTTCATTTGGTTAACCCTCTTTTTTACCTCTT